CGGCTGCGCCTTCGTGCCCTTCTTCGCGATTTTCCGCGCTATCAAGAAAGCGACGGAGGCCGCCTGCTTCTCCTTGCGGATCCGGAGCTTCTTCCGTACCCATGCCGTCAGTACCTTCGGCGGCGGCATCTTGCCTGCCTTGCGGCCGTTCTCCACGTACTCGGCATAGCCTCTGCCCTGTTCCTCGGAGAAGAAGCCCGCTTGATAGTCGCAGCTGCCCAGCTTCTCCGCGCGTCCGCTGTTGGACAGCAGTCCGGTTGTGTTTGTGCCGTTCATACGCAGGTTATGCTGCGCCTCGGAGATGATGGACATCGCGCCCTTTGACAGAGCCTCGTCGCACACCCTCCTGACTTCAGCCGTGTGCTTCCCGAATGCCTTTTTCAGCTCCGGAAAATTCTCGACAATGAATCCGTCCTGCTCCATGACTCCTCCGTGTCAGGGGTTGTCTACCTGGTAATATCCTGATATGCGCATTATCCGGTTGCGCATGCCTACGTTTTCCGGCTGCGAGAACACGATGTCGCGGCCTTGCCAGCGTATGCCGTTGAACTTTGTCGCGGTCCACCGCATCTCGATGTCCACGCCCACGACGTCTGCCTGCTGGAACGTCATCATTGCTTTCGTTGCGCTCATCTGTTCGACCGACGCGAAAACGCGGAGCACCACGCGCGGCTCGCCGAGGCTGGCATGCCCGTATTCGTCCGTGTGCGGTTCAGCAAACAGCAGCTCGATAGGCTGCGTGTATGTCCTCGCGTTTCTCGGTTGTCTTAACATTGCGCTATGATCTTGATCAGTTCGTCAGTCTGCCCGTCGTACAGGGCTGTCGCATATTGGAACACAAGCGGCAAAAGACGCCCGTATTCAGCCTCTATCGGCTCGGTGGTGTAATTGACCACGAGAGACGGCAAAACGCCCGCAGTGCGCACGTATCTGCCGTCCGTGGTGTAATCTACGCCTGCTCCGTCAGCGGAAGTCACGGACAACACCTCCGCAGGCGTCTGGTAGAGCCGGATGTCGCGTGACGTGTTCCTGTCCACGTGCAGCTCCAGCTCGCACGGCAGGATGCTGACGTCCGCGTGCTCCTGGATCTCCAGGGCCGCAGTAGTAAGCATCTGCTGCAATATTGCGTCCTGCGTATCGTCAACTGCTCCCGCATACCTCTTGAGTTGCGGAAGCAGATATGAGCGCCTGTCGTCTATTACTTTCTTGACTATGAGCATGTGATTTATCCAATTATCTTCCAGAAGCCTTCCTTGATCATATACTTCACGACCGCGTCCACGCGGACCTTACGCCGTTCTCCGGAAGGAATGCCGTCGTGCGGTTTAACCACCTCGCACACGACGACCTCTCCGACCTTTGGAACGTGCGGCTTTTCCGGCCGTTTGATTTCAGCAGGCATTAGGCTGCTGGTGCAATCGCTGCAATCGCGGTGGTTGCGTTAGCAACGTAGATGATGCCCTTCTTCTCCGGTCCGGGAACCTTAACCTGGAAGGACTTGCGCAGCCAGACTCTCCATCCGTCCTTGCCTGCGACCCTTTCGAGTTCCATCTCGTAGTCTCCGCGGTCGATAACCTCGACGCATGAGGTGTCGGCCACGAGAATCTCGGTTGCCGCGAGCTGGTCTGACGTAATGACGCGAACCTGTCCGAACATGCCGGTCACCTGATTGAAGAGGTAGTTTCCGTTCTTGTCCTTCAGTCCGCGAATCTGGGCCTCGATTGCTGTCGGCACGATAGCCACGTTGGCAGAGTAGCCGTTTGCCTTTGCCTGTGCGATTGCGTCGAGAATGACGTCCGCGATGGTCGCATTCTCATACTTTGCGCCGGTAGCGGCGAATGCTGTGCTGCCGGAAGTCTTGAGGCCGTAGACGTGCAGCGGCTTGGTTGCGTCCTCTCCGTCTCCCTTCCAGATGAGCTCGTCAGCCTTGCGGAGGATGCGAGCGATTCCGCGTGTGCGGGCCCACTGATAGACGGCATTGAACCAGTCCGCAACCTCGGACGATACCTCGATGAACGAGCCGATCTTGGCGAACTTGCGCGTCTTTCCGGACACGGCGTAGCTGTTTGCTTTTGTCGCCTCCTCGAACTCTCCCACATAGTCAGTCTGGTCAGTGTCAGAACCTTCAAGCCATTCGATGGAGTTGCCGGTTCTGGTGATTCTCGGGAAGGTGGTGAGGAACGCATTGGCGGCCAGCTTGTCAGCGTGGATGTTCGGGTCCAGCTGGACGGCCAGAGACGTGTTGGTGATGTTTGCTGTCGCAAGTTTGAACGAAAGACCGCCGTAAGTTTTGCTCTTGACGAATGTCTCCATTTCCTCCTTGTGCTCATCCATGAATTCACGGAGAACGACGTCGAAGGACTTTTCGCCCCTCTCCTTCAGTTTCTTTCCGAGGTCCTCGATAGCCTTCTGCTGCTCCTGAATGGTCTTGTCGAGGTTCTCCGCCTCCTTCTTGCGCTCTTCAAGCGCCTCTTCTGCCTTTGCCAGCTTGGACTCTGTCTCCTCGGCCTTCGCCTTTGCTGCGGCAGCCTCCTTGACTGCATTCTCGGCCTTTGTCTCCGCAGCCTCCATCTTGTCCTGGAGCTCCTGCGCTTTCTTTTCGATTTCTGTCATGTTAGTAGGGTTTAATTATAGTTTTGAGATTATTCTCTTTGCGATTTCCTCCTCGACCGCATCGTGGAGTGAGGACAGCTGCGCCTCCGGCATTGCCGCCAGCGAGCCAGCCATATCTTCCGCCTTCACGTCCGTGAGGGTGGCCAGCGGATTGGCAGCACGTGTCACCGGCGATACCTCGACGATGCTGATTTCCTCCAGATAGCGCACGTCTTGGCCGTCCTCTTTGCCGTATGTGTATGTGTCAGCATAGTAGCCGATTGAGAACTCCTTGATGGCTCCGGCCTGCATCAGGATCTGGACGTCCTTGCCCTGCTGTGTCGGCAGGATGTCTGCTTCTATCCAGAGCCCCTTGTCGTCGACGCCCTTCTCGGTGATTACGCCGATTACGTTGCGAATGTTGTGTTGATAACAGAGTGCGCAGCGCTTGCTGTCCTCGGACTTGAGCCACTTGTCGCATGCTCCTGTTTTGATGATGTCGCCGTAGCTGTCGATATTGCCGAACGCAAGGGCGTAGGCACGGATGGAAAGCGTGCCGTCGTCCTTTTTCGATTTCACCTCGATGCCGCCAGCGTGTGATTTATATTGCAATGCCATTGTTAATTGAGATTTACGCATGAATTTAACCCCGTGAATGGCAGGCGCTTAAATGTGCATATAGTCACGTTTGCGGCACAAAAAAGGGAATCCCGAAAAAAACGGAATCCCCAAAAACAAAAAACAAAGTTATGGAATCACATCGGCACGCGCATCACTGCGCATGCGCAATTAATTATCTCTCCAGCTTCTGCGCCCATACTCGTGTCGTGCGGGTACATGAGGTAACTGCGGCCGACCTTGAACGGCTCGTCCTGCCCTACGATCACGCCGTCCACCTCGATATGCGTCTCCCTCGAATTTCCCAATCCGCTGACGCTCCATTGCTTGGTGTACTTGACGTCGAGGGTGCGCGCGGCCACGTCTCCCGCCTTGCCTAGCCCTATCATTGTCTCAGTCTGAATTATCCGCCTGACTTGCCACAATGCCAGCTCGTTGTATTCCTTGTACACCTCAAGCGTCACTTTCTCTATGCCTGTGACGCCATCGGTCATCTTGGCCTGCAGAATCTTGATGAGGTCCTCCTTCAGCGTGCCGGACACGGACACTATCAGGTCACCGACGCGCTCGTTGGCGTACTGCTCCAGCGAGGACATCCACATGCTCTTCAGCACCTCGCTGTCCTCTGCCTTTTTCCTGTTCATGTCGCGCACCACGCTCTGCGCGTGCGGCAGCCCCACTGAAAGGATCAGACCGCGCTCGATCTGTTGCAAGTACGGCTCCGAAAGGTTCGTGTCAATGACGCCCGCCCATTCGCTAGGGTCGTAGTCCTTGCACAAGCCGAGGACTCGCCGAACTTCCGCGCGCCGCAGACGCTTGAGACGCGACTCATAGGCCTGTGCGACACGCAAGGCCTTCAGCCGCAGATAGTCAAGATGTCTGCGCATTGCCGGACTTATACGCCTACGCATTGCCCGCCAGCTCGTTTATGTCAATGTCCGCAGCCTCATTGCCGAACTGCATGCCCATCGGTATCATCGGCTTGTCCGCCCAGTCCTCGGGTATCGGTTCGTATCCCATCACCTCGCGCTTCTCGTTCACCGATGCGTTCATCTTGTCGAGAGCGTCGAGCGCGTCTGCCGGCTTCTCCTGAAGCACGTCTATCCTCTGCGTGTCCACCTCCAGCGAGAATTCCTTGGATAGTCCGCAATAGTTCAGAAGATCCTCGGCGAACTCATTGGCCATCGGTACCGCGTTCATCTCGAAGATGGTCTTCTTTGCCTCCTTTGCGTTCTCGTACTTGCTCTGACCGTAGTAGAGGTCCACCGGAATGTTGTAAGCGAAGCACAGCGCCGTGACGGCTTCCTTGTGGCTCTCCAGAATGGCCAAGTCCACAGGAGCGTTTCCCAGCGTCTTCACGTCGATAGGGAAGCGCAGCACCTTCGTCTTGCCGAAGTTGTCTTTTGAGTTGAAGTCTCGTTCCAGCTGGTCTCCTTCAGCCGGTCGCGTGATGCCGGTCAGCTTGTCCTGCGGAGGTGTCACTATGTTGGTGACGCCGCCGTTCTTCAGCGCGATGTCCTCGCGCAAGATGCCGCTCTGCATCATTGACAGGTACTGATACGCGGACGCAAGGCGTGACGTGCCGAATGCGCTCTGGTCGTCAAGGTTGTAGTCGAAGCTCTCGAACACATCCGAGAAACGGATGGTCTGGTCACCGGCCAAGCCTTGCAGCCTCACACCTTCCAGGACTGAATCCTGCCCCCATTGCGCACCGATGCGCCAGGACGGGATAACATACATTTCCTTGATTGTGCCCAGATTGCGTCCGACGGCTTTCGGTGCATAGACCCAAGCGTCGCCGTACAGCAGTTTGTTGACAGCCCACGCAGTGCCGAACTTGCGGAGGGTGAAGCGGTCGTTAGGCCGCGCCAGCAGGTCAACGAGCCAATGCTTCTCGACTGGAGTGTCGTCGGATTTCCTCGTCAGAAGCAGGTACTGCATCACTTCGCCGACATTGCGGGCGATGTAGTTCACCACACCCTGCACCGGAGCGCTCTGCTGATAGAACTTCTTAATTGTCATGCGGTCCATCTCCGTGATAGGCGGAAGCTCCAGCCCGCGCGTGCAGTTGGCGATAGCCTGAAGATAGACATTGCCGGCATTCTCGCCGACCTCCGTGTAGAAGCCTTTTATTTCGCTTCTGAGGGCTTGTATTTCCTTGGTTGATATAAGACTTAGACCGAACATATAATTTCATAATTTACCCCAAAATAGCCCCGTTGGGGCTATTGCCACGCTTGTGCATATAGTCACGTTTGTGCATTTTCTTTTTCTTCGGACGTAAAATAATCATCATTTTCCTTGTTTAATAAACAAATGTTTATTATCTTTGCATCGTCATTAAAGGAAAGGAACATGAAAAGAAAAACAAGAGCAAGAATCAAGCTTGAGCAGGAGCTTCTCTTCTACCTGCAGCTCTACGGCGAGCTTCGAGGCCGCAACGAGACCTGGAAGATGCTGAAGGTGATAGAAGAGAGGATTGACGAGCTGGTAGAGATTCTGAAGAACTAGGACACCCCCCCCACCGCAAGGTGGGGATCTTAAAAAATATACGATATGATAGACAAGACTTATATGGATGAACTGAAGGCCAGGTTCGTCAACGCAAAGACAGACGCGGAGAGAAACTCCGTCAGGGCGGAAATGAGCGCGGCATGCGCCGAGGACCCGCAAGCGGTTGCGGAGGCCATGGCTCGTCAGCTTGACGAGTCGATCGCGGAGGCGAAGGACATGAGCATGAGGGAGAGGCTTTCCCATGTTCTGCCTGCAATTTCGATGGCCTATGTCGCGAAGAGGTACTTCGGGAAGTCACGTGCATGGCTGTGTCAGAGAATCAACGGGCTTGCCGTCAACGGGAAGCGTGCCGAGTTCACGGACGCAGAGAAGGCCACCCTCGAGCACGCGCTGAAAGACATCGCGAGTTCACTGGCAAGCGTCCGCCTGTAAGGCTGGGCGGTCGCATCCCTTTAATGATATAAGCCTTTCGCCCTGCTCCTCGGAGCGGGGTTTTTTTATCCCTCGCCGATAAGGTTGGTCTGCCCTAGGTATCGGAGCTTCGTGACGCACGCATAATTGATTGCGTCCATGAGGTGGTCATTGCCGTCCTGCGGCTCGCTCAGATAACGGCTCCGGTCCTTCGGGTCCGGCTTCCAGGAGTAGCGGTCACTCTCCCACTTGATGTGCTCGCCGACATACTTGACGGAGAAATATTGCAAGTATGATATTCGCCCTTCCTTGTTCCTGTTGTCCGCCGGCATGGCGCAGAGGTCGTTCATGCGGAGCTCGCCGATGTGCTCCGGTCGTGCAGGGTCGCAGTAGATGTCAGCCTCGCGATCCACGCCAAACGCCTCCATATCCTCGTAGATGATCCGGGCGATATGCCCAGCAAGCAATTTCGGCTGGTAGCAGACCTCGCGCAGGTAGATGGTCTTCGTGTCAATGTCATAGGCACAGCAGACGACCGCCGTCGGGTCGTCGGCGTAGCCCCAGTCGATGCCGTAGAAGCAAGGCAGATTTTTAGGGAAGTCGTTCAGGCTAATCTCCTTCCAGCGCTTGTATATGATGCCTTCCGACAGCGTGGCCCATTCTCCGAGCCAGATGTTTCGGTACTTTTCCGGCGCTTCCGCTTCCATCTTGCGCGCCTGCCGGATGATTGAAGGATTAAGATTGTGGATATTGTCTAGGTATGTCGTGGAGATGTAGCAGACGTCTCCGATGATGCCATTGAAGCCTTCCGGCACATTCCGGTAGAATCGCTCGTAAATCCAGGAGTGCACGTCCGTAGGGTTGAACGACAGCGCCACGGTATTCGGCGCGTCTGGAAGTCTGACAGAAAAGTCTATCGTGTCGAAGAGGTCAGGGTCTGTCAACTCTTGAGCCTCGTCCAGCACGAATGTCTTGATGCCCTGCAATGATTTCAATTTCGCGACCTGATTGCCGGAGCTTGCGAGCAGACCCCTGAACAGAATCTTAGCTCCGGTCGATAGATTGAGGATGTCAGCAGCCTTCACGCGGAAGTGGTTTTCAAGCTCAAGCGCCACGACCTTGTCGCGGAACTCCGGAATTACAGACACCTCCGCAGATGTCATGGTATATCGAGCGAATAGGATATTATAAGGGTCGCGATAGGTGCTCACACATTGTGAAGTATTTACGGCATAGGACTTGCCGGATGCGCGCCCTCCCTTGACAAGGAAGTAACGCACTTCCGGCATGACTTTGAAAAGCGGCTTGTATTTCGGCGAAAATAGCATTAATCCTCTTTGTTGCTTTCTTCTTGTTCTTCTTCCTCTCCGAAATAGATGGCTGGCGGTTGCGCGTCTCGAAGTGTCGCGTCAGCCTCGACCTTCTGCGTGGCCTTGCCGTCCAGCCTGTCGACGATGCTGTCCAAGGTCATGCTGCTGCCTTTCTTTATGTCCTTGATGAGTGCGGAAAGATAGCCGACCAGCAACAGCGGAAGCTCCGGATCCTGGAGCATCTCGGACGCCTTGTTCTTGTCCGCCATCAGGATGTTCTCCAGTATCGTGCGGATGTCGTCGTGGCTCAAGCCGATGGCCTTCAGCTTCGTCAGGATGTTCGGACGGCGGCCCTTCTTCTTCGGCTGGTTCGTGCTGCTGAAGCGCGTCTCCCTGCCGATGTTGGCGATGTTCTTGTTTCCTGGTCTCCCCATGTCAAATCCTCCCCGATTAATTGCCGATAGCGGTTGATGCGTTCTGCTGCATGACGAAGCGTATGCGCTCTGCCGTGTCGAACCTCACGGGGATGCCGTCGGTCACCTTCTTGACTGTCCGCCACGTCAGCCCTGACTGCTTCGCTATCTGATACACAGACATGCCGCAGCCACGCACCTCGCGCGCCAGCTGCCGCAGACTCTCATCGCAGTGCGCCATGAACTGCTCCTCGGTTATTGTTCTTTGATTGTTCATTACTCACTCCTTTGCAATAGTTATTATTCTTTAAGTTGTCAGCCATATATATTATTGTTATTCTATTTTCACGGCCTGCTTACCTGTCAGTTTTTCCCATCTCGCAAGTATGACGTCGCAATAGTGCGGGTCAAACTCCATCGTATAATTCTTTCGCCCGAGCTGCTCGCAAGCCATCATCGTGCTTCCGGAGCCGCCGAACAAGTCAAGGACTATCTGACCTGGTCGAGAACTGTTGTGAATGAGTTGCCCGCAGAGCTCCAGAGGCTTCATCGTCGGATGCAGGTCATTCCTTAGCGGCTTGTCAGCATCGATGACATCTGTCGGCACCGGTGATGCAAGCATGTTCTTCAGCATCTCCTTCAGTTCATCCTTCTTCAGTTTGTCGACGTCAACATTGTCTTCAATGACTGTCGGATGGTTGAACTCGTCTCTGAACCAATGCCCAGCTCCTTGCTTCCACCCATACAGGCAAGGCTCGTGCTTCCACTTGTAGTCCTGCCTGCCGAAAGTAAAACTATTCTTGTTCCAGATCAGCGTCTGCTTGACTTCGAGACTTCCCGTCTTGGCGACCGCTTCCCGGAAGTTGAGCTCTTCACTATGCGAATACCATATGTAGAAGGCACCACCTGGCTTGAGTGCATTGGCGGCATTGTTCATTGCGCCTGAAAGGAATTTCCTGAAGTCCTCCTTGGCCATGTTGTCATTCTGAATGGTCATTCCCTGCGAGTTGGAAACGTTGACATTATACGGCGGGTCAGTTAGCATCAGGTCAGCCTTTATTCCACCCATTAACTTTCTTACATCCTCTTCCGAGGTAGAATCCCCACACATGAGAGTATGCTCGCCGAGCTGCCATAGGTCGCATTTCGCACAGCGTGCCGGAATTTCCTCCTTCTCCTCGTCAAAGTCATCTTCCTTTGCCTTTTCTTCAGCCTCCTTGATGCTGTTCTGCCACTCCGGAGGTATCGGCACACCCCAGCCTTCCAAGTCCATGTCGCTCCACTCGTTCGCCAGCGCGTCAAAATCCCAGTCACCCATAGAGACGTTATCCTTCGCCACGATCTGCTTCTTCTTCAGGATGGTGGTTTCCTCCGGCACGACATAGCACGGCAACGAGGACATGCCCAGAGCCTTGCACGCCGCATAGCGCATGTTTCCGCCGAGGCAGACATACTTGCCCTCGTGGTAGTCGACGATGCAGCCGCGCGCCTCCAGAAGCTCCGGAGTCTCCTCGATGGATGCCTTCAACTTGTCCAACTGCGCCTTGGTCCATTGCCTAGGGTTGGACGGAAGGCCGGCAATCTGTCCGGTATTCATCTCTATCAGATCAATGGCTATTCTTTGGTGTCCTGTTTTCATTTTCTGGTTTATTTTTTTACAAAGTTAACAAAAAGTAAGTAAAGTAAGTTAATTGAAACTTAACCGCTTACGATGAGATAGTCCTTTATTGTCTCGCGGAACTGGTCAAAAGAACGAATGACCACGTACCTGTACCCTTGCTCCTCGACGCGCTTCTGGTAGTCCTTCTGACTGTCCTGCTGCCGCCCTGTGCGTGTCTTCAGCTCCAGCAGCAGCGCGTGGTAGCCTTTCGCCGCGACAAGAAGTATCAGGTCGGGGAAGCCTGCCTGCGTTCCCATCTGCTTGAATCTTGCGCCCTCGCGTGCATCCCTGCGGCCTCCGTTTGGGGAGTGGTGCAGAAGCCGCGACAGCTGCGGGAACTGGAGCCGAAACCAACTGACGCACTGCATCTGCAAGTCGTCCTCCGCGTGCCCCTGCCGTTTGCGCGTTTTGCCGGTGACACCTTGCTGCCACGCCGCAAGAGCTTTCAATGCTTCGTCATAGCCCATACTTCTCCATTTTTTATATTTCAAAGATCACTTCTTCCTTCTTGCGGATGCCGTTTTCTCTGACGTAAGCGATTGCGCTCGTAAAGTCGTCATATTTTCTGCCCATGTTGCGCCAAATCAGGAACCTCCTGTATTGCGGAACGTAGATTGTTTCTCCGTAGCCGTTGACGGCCTTTATAACTCTATATTTCATCATCTTCCAATGCTTTTTCGAAGGCAGCAAGACTGCCGCCCACTGATATTAAATCACCACCTGTTCCGTCTTTAGAAACGACATTGAGCATTTTCTTGAACCGCCGCAGTTCTCGCTCGTAGAGAGCAAGCGCACGCTCATTGGCTATCCTCTTGCCCTTGTTGAAGAGCCTGACGCTTTCGCATAAGTTTTTGTTTGCGAGATTCTGCCCAGCAAAACACATAGTTTCGCCTCGATACATGCAAAAATCACAAGCCGTTATCTTCAGGATTTTCTGTGATTGGTTATTCAGATGATTCATCGCCTCTATGTTTTTAAGCGTCTCATCATTGAAGCTCGAATCTCTTTCCTCTATTATTGGGTGTTTGAGTTTGACGGATAAATTCTTCATATTTTCTATTTTAAGGCAGGGCGAGCGCCCTGCCGTTGTTAGTAAAGCACGAGCGGAACAGCCAGGTACGAGTAGCACAAGCCGTCGCCGGTCGCAAAACCGAAGTCACTCGCAACCCAACTGCCGTTCTCGCTGAACCGGGAACAAGCCCAAACGTAGATGGTGAAGTCTCGTAGCAGGTCCGCTCCCTCTATTGTCTCTGCCAGAGCGTCAATCTCACTCTTCTGATGCTGGAGTTCCATAGCAGCAAGCAACGTCGGCAATCCGAAGATGCCATATTTGTCAGAGCTGAAATTACTGACATATTCAGCCGCAGGACTTCCACACCTCAAGAGTGCTCCGGTTGCCCAGAGATTATCCTCCTTCTTCAGAGCCTCAATCTCGCTGGTTTCCTTTGCATCCCAAGACGCTATCTTATCATTAGGAAGCATCCACTTTTCCGCGTACTTCGGATAGATGAGCGCCTTCTGTCCGTTCAACAACTCAATTTCGATACCCTCGATACTTTCGAGGCGGTTCTGGCCTTCAAGGCCTTTCTTGTAGATAATTCTTGCCATAATTATTCCTTCATTGCCTTTCTGAATCTAGTCTCATAATCGTCATACCATGATATACCTATCTCTTCCTTTTGGTTCCGAAACCATGCAGCGGCTTTGTCAATCATCCATTTTGCGCCCGCTATGAAAGAGTCATGATCATGTTTGGAGCCCATCATTATTACCTGTACTATATCCTGTGAACAAGTGATGTTGTTCTCTGAAAACTCTTTTGCTTTTTCTTCTATTGTCATGTTTGTCTCTATTATAATTTCCCAAATTCTCCAATAGCGATAAACTCCTCGCCAATCGGCAGCCGCTGAACCTTATACGGCGATGCGCATTTCGCGTAGAAATACTCATCCACTTCAATCTTGACTTCCATATCGTCAGGGAATTTGCGCAGTTTATCTTGTAGTTCCTTGTTTGTCATTATTAGTCGTTATTAGTCGTTGTTTGTCGTTGTTTTCCAATTCACTGTGCCCTCCTGTACATGTCCCTGAGCCTGCCGAGGTTGCTCGACATAAGGCTCATTATCCTCTTGTGGTACTGGCTGTCCATATTGTTCTTACCCCTGCACTGTGACACGGAGAAGTCCTTCAGGTTGACCTCTATGGTCTCGGTGCGCTCGCCGTTGACCTTCGCTCCGAGTATCAGGCTGTCCTTGCGCTTGTAGTAGCCCATTGTGAACACGCAGTGATGCAGGGCGCTGCCCTCGCAGTAGAAGTCGTTGACCGTCTTCAGCGGACTAATCTCAATGTCCCCGTCAGTGAGGACGAATCCTGCCACTATGCCGATTTTCTTCTTCAGTTCCTCGTCGAACCGCCTGTCCTCCTCAAGTTGCGCCAGCCTCCGTTTTCTGTTGTAAGCCGCACGCGCCCTATCAATCTGCGCCTGGTGCGCCCGGTTCAGGTCCTCGGGCAGAAGCCACTTCGGGCTTCTCATATCCCTGTGTTCCTGCTCCAGTCCTGAGAGGTAGTCGAGCCACAGGCCGATGTCCTCATTTGTCCTGTACTTCATCCCGTGCCTCAATGCTATCTTGACGCTCGGCCAGAACCTCTCTATACGATTGCCTTCCCCCTCAGACACCAGCGCCTTGAACAGCGCATACTGTCCGGCTTTCAGCAGGGTCTCCGCCACACTCGACCTCAGCAGTGTGCGACACACATCCTCTATGCTCAGGCTTGAGATTTCCTTCATTCCCGGTCTCCATCCACGCCGTCTCAGTTCCGGCAGGTATCTGCCGCCAGGCGCGGTCTCCATTCTGGATAGGTCGAACGTGTCGTCATAGACATAATATCCGCTCGCCATTCCGTTGTGCTTGCCTATCGTCCATCCGTCCTCCGGCTTCCACATGAAGCAGTTGTAGGACCTCGAGTAAGCGGTCGTGGTGATGACCTCCTTTCCCTTGGAGTTGAGCCAGATCGCGTATCGCCTCGCTAGCGCGTATTCCGGCCGTTCCCCGAGTCTGACCGTCCTCTCCAGTTCCACGCCCTCGAACACCTGCCAGCCCTTGTGGACTCTCGCCACGACGAACTCGTTGCTGCAAGTCTGTACTTTCGGATGATTCGGGCGTATATTCACAAGCACCAGGACGCTTTCGCATTCCCTGCAGGTATAGGCGCTCTCGTTTATCTTCTCGTCCACCGGAAGGTACTCGACCCTGCCGCAGTTCTGGCACCACACCACCCTCCGCTTCTTGCTGTAGGCTCCGGCGAACCACGTGTAGCCGTCGTGCCTCATCAGGGTTCTCTTCGCCCAGTCGAGCGTCCTCTGCGGAAGCTCCGGCAATTGCGCCTGCTCCCTCAAGGCCCAAATCTCGTTCTTCGTCTTCGGCTTCATTCTACAGGTCCTCCTCGTCAAACAGGAACAGCAGTCCTTCTTCCTCCTGCTCTTTCTTCTTCCGCTCCTGTTCCTTGCGTTTCTTGTCCTCGGCCGTCCTCTTCTTGAGTTCCTCCCTGCGCTTCCTGTCTTCCTCTTTCAGCTGCTCTTCCGTCTTGGCCTTTGCCTCCTTGCGCTTCTTGAACTCCTGCTTCTCCTCCTCGGTCAGTTCTCGGTTGATGACGACTTCGGCGCTCACGTTCTTCTCGACCTTGATGTCCTCCTCGTCGTAGTAGTGCACGGCCTGCCCGAACACCTCCGCGTCGGTCGCCCCATACATCCCGCCAGCTGCCTTCTTCTTCATCTCTCCCAGTATGAACCTGCAGCACTCCTTGATGCTCTTGTTTCCGTTCGAGTACTTCTCAGCGAACTTGACGTCTTCCTTTGCCCTTGCGTCAAGGTACTCCTTTATCGCGTTTTCAAAAGGTGTCATTATTACTCCTCCCATCTGATTGGAATCGTGTCCACACTATATTCCGACTTGCATTTCAATGCCTCTTCACGTGTCGGAAAAATAACATTACCCACGAGAGTAAAGTGTTTGCTGTCTCCATACTTGCAGACGTTCATCCAGCCTACCTTTTTAGATTTTTGATTAGGCTCAAAAAATAAACGATATGAAGTGCAAGAAGAATTACCATTAACATCAAAGAATGCAATAAATTCATCTCCGAATTTATTAGGGATTAAAGCAAGAATTGGGTAGTTTCCATTTTTCGCGTCGGTACAAACTATTCTTACATTAACTCCATCCTTACCGATAATTTTCCTGTCAGGATTTTTGAGATATTCGTCTAAACTGAATTGTTCCATAACTATTCCTCCCTCTCAAATTTCTCACAAGCAGGGTCTGTTACCTTGATTTTACGGAATCCCATCTGTGTTCTGCCTTTCTTTAATCTACAAACCTGTGTGACCTTTGGAGAAAAATCATTCATCCATCTCTGCCTATGTTTGCAAGTTCTACAAGTTTCCATAACTATTCCTCCTTGTATTCGTCCGTCGTACCCAAAAGTTGCCACGTGTGCTCGTTGAGAGGGATGCACTGCGTGTATTCGCTAACCATACATACATACGGAGAGATTGAATCCTCTTTATAATCATGGAACACGTCGAACCACCAAACTGTGTCCGAATTTCTCACCAGCACCTTGTCCCCCTCCTTGAACGGGCACTCTTTCTTCTTTTCCTGTTCCGCGTGTATAAGTTCCTGCTCGTAGTCCGTGAGGACGAGAGTGTAATACTTCGTCAGTCTGGCAGTACATGTTGACTTAACTGCGTTATTATCGTTCAATAGAAACACTATATCGCCCAGTTTTGCAGCGATTGTGGAAATACCTCCAGTATCTTTGTCCATGACGCGATCTCCAACCTTCCAGTCGGTGTAAGTCTCCGGATCGCGCGGAATTATTTCCAGATCGTGCCTATCCGCCCATTTGCTAAACTCTTCTATGAGTTCACAAAGCGCGTAGTCTCTTGTTACAAGCTGGAGACCTCTGTCATAGATTTTATAGCCTTCCATATTAGTAGGAAAGACATACACCACACATTTTTCTCCATCTTTCGTAACTTTTAGATAGCCTGTCATTACTTTGCCCTCATTACCTTTCGCCTTGAATTGCAAGTTGTTGCATTTCGAAAAATCGTATTTCATAATTTTCTAATCTTTTTCGTTGATTTCCTTAATTGTAAACCAGTCAATGTCGTGTTCACGCAACCCGAACCATTCTATCACGTCCTCTTTGGTTGCGTCCGGCTTGTCGTAGGTCCTGATCATGACCCTGCCGTGTTCCGAGAATGTAGCCTCAAACTTCATGACTACCTCCCTGTTGAACCATAGCCGCCTGTTCCTCTGTCGGCATTATCGCGTTATGATCTAATTTCTTGATTTTAACTTTCATTTTGTTTTTCAATGAATTAATACTGAAGTCATATTTATTCCTCGTTCTCAAGTGCCTCAAGGAATCCGATGACCTCATTAAAAGAGGCTGCTTTGCCCATGTAATAGGATCTTAAAGGTTGCGGATTCTGTTGGTTCTCGGCCGCTTCCTTGCAGCTCTTTTCTCCTCGTTTAACATAATCCAAGAGGAGAGATAGCCTTCTGTCTTCCATAACACCTACTCCTTAAAATCAAACTTTGCAACGTCCTCGTCCGAGAACCGCGTGCCCTTCTTCAGGCGTTGCAGCGACCGGAAGACCTTTTCCATGCCGCCGTCAACTTCACCCCTGTCCACGCACAGCATCAGAAGCTGTATGACCTCCGCAGAGCTGTGGTTGAAGTCGTCGTATGCCTTCACGCCGAAACTGCCGAACGTGCAGCCCTCGATATAGGGCTTCAGGTCGCGCTCGAACCAATACTCGGCAGCCTTTGTCTTCTCCGCGTAGTTCTTCATGCCGCAGATTATGTCCCCCTCTCCGCCACTCGTTTTTGCGTTCACGCCCTCTGCCTTGAGTTCCGCGCGAATCATCACGTCAATCTGCGCAGCCAGCAGAGACAGGGCATTGGACATCAGAAGTCCGACCTTGACCATGTCGGGAATCTTCGAGCCGGCGACACGCTTCCATGCCCTGTCGCGCAGTTCGCGCCTGAAAGCCTTGATATTCTCCGCAGCTTTCACTTTCGATATTGTTTTCTTTTTCTCAATCATTGCTAATTTGTGCACAAGCGCCCGTATTTGAATTATTTTTCTTTTGACGGTCAACTATACCGCCGATGGTGCGTTCTTTCATTGTGGCGGACTTCTGCGCCCTTCGCGCGCCTTTCTTTAATGTTAGCGACATGCGGTCTACGAGATTTGTCAGCCTGTTGTCTCTGATACCAAGGCGCCGAACCCTCTCGATGCACCTCCGCATCTCCTGGTATTCCCTTGCCGTCAGCACCGCCGGCGGCAAAGTGTCAGAACGGCAAGTCATCTTTCGGATCGTCATATACCGGAGCCGCCGGCATTGTCATGCCGTATGCCGGAACCTGTGGAGCTGCCGGCTGATATGCCGGCTTCGGCGATACCCATTGTCCTGCAGCCGGAGCCGCCTGTTTCTCGCCATCTGACTTGTTTCCCAGCATCTGGATGTTGTCCGCAACTATCTCCGTGCGGTAGGCCGTCTTGCCGTTCGCTTCCCAGCTTCTGGTACGCAGCCTGCCCTCCACGTAGAGCGGCATGCCCTTGCGTATGTACTTTTCCGTGACATCGGCCAGACCGCGCCACGCCACGATATTGTGCCATTCGGTCAATTCCTTGACCTCTCCGTCCTTGGACTTCATCCGCTCCGTAGTTGCCAGAGAGAACTGCGCCACCTTCGGATGCTCCGGAGTTTCCAGATACCTCACGTCCGGCTCCTTACCTACGTAGCCGATGAGTATTGCCTTGTTTAGTGTTGCCATAATTTTGTTTTTAATTTGTTTGTTAATCATATACAGGGAATTGCACCGGCTTGTTTTTGTTGCCGCGTAGCCATTTCCCGAGAATTAGCTCCCTGGCCGCCGCGTTGGACGAATCTATGAGCCACTGCTTCACCTCCCTCGTCACCTCGATGGATGTGCAGACGCTCCTGCTTTCCATGTGCACGGCCACGCCGTCCTCGTACATCTGCCGTCGGATGTTGTCAGGCGCCTGTTCCGCGAGCTCTGACCAGATCTCGGCAAATCTCGGCGGGAATCTCGACCCCTCCTTCTTCGGTTTCCATATCCTGGCCTTCGCTAGCCTTTTCGCGTCGCTGTCCAGAAGGTCTCCCTTCTCCAGCGCCCAGCCTGAAGCCTCGTAGTAGTCTATGAACCGCTGCGTCTCTGCTGCCGGCTGGAAAATATTCGCTTTCCAAAAAGTCGGGAAGAAATAATCGAAGTCTGTGTGTGGTGCTGGTGGTGTGCTCGCGCGCGCCTGCGCGCTATTAACACACACACTATGTGTTACATAATCATAATCATTATCATAATCAGCTTCGTTTGCTTCCTCTTGTTGGCTTTGCTTTGCGTTGCTAGCATTTGCTTGTTTTGCTTGGCTTTGCTTTGCGTTGCTAGCATTTGCTTGTTTTGCCGCCGCACCCTTCTTGCCGCTCTCGCTTCGACTTGCAACCATGTCCTGATAGCGCTGGAAATCCCTGTCTAGGTCTCTCTTCACAAACTCGAAGGCTACTTTTGCCAAAGGTTTCAGTTCAGGGGTGACCCCCGTGCGGGCATACCCAATAATGCCGCCGCGCACCTCCTCCCTGACCTCCTCTGGCAAGTTGTCCATTACTTCCTCCCAGCTGAGATGATAGACGAATGAATCTCTCTTGCTTGATGTCATGATCTAGCGAATTGTCAGCGTGTCCGTCGTTGTTCTGGTGATACCCAGCGGCAGCACGTCGTTGCCCTTAATTGCCTCGGCTATGCCGGTCTTGCTGACTTTCAGTTCGACAGAAACGTAATCCGGCAATGCTTCGGAAAGCCTCATCACCTTCTCCCTGTAAGGTGCAAGGATCTCCTCCTCGTTCACCTCGATGCCGTCGCGTTCCGTCAGCGTGGCCGTGTAGACGTCGCCCTTGATTTTCCGCAGGCCAAAGGCGCCCATCGTGTCCTTCACATACTTCCTCACCCTCTCGCCGGCATTCTCGACAGCCTTCTTCTTGCTCTGAAGCGACTTGATGGTCTGCTGGAGTTGGTCCGCGCGCGCCTTCAGGAAATCCAGATAGCCCTTGTACGCGTCCACTTTGCGCGGAATCTCGACCTCGGTCGTGGCCAAGGCCTGCTCAATTTCCGGCGTGAGTTCTCCGCCGCTGTCTTCAAGTTCAAGCTCCGTCCTGAAGGCTAAAGCCTGAAGGTCATAAAGAGACATGCTCTTTGTTGTTGTGTCTTGTGTCATAATGCTTTTTATTTAGAATTTGGTTTATAGTCTCGTTGTGCCTGCTCCAGCATTGCCAGCGCCTCGCCGGAAAAGACCATACCGCTTTTGAGCGCCTTGTCGATAGTGTCGAGCTGCCCCTTGTTGATTCTTGCGATCAGCTTCATGTAGGTGTCGTCGCCAGCTTGTACCACTTGCACTTGTATCGGTTGCTGTTTGCCCCGCGCCGGAGCCGGAACTGGTGCTGGTGCCTGTGGAATGACCGGAGCCGGCTGCGGCCGTGGTGCCGGTGCTGGTGCCGGCGGCATCTGAACGTTCACCGGCATGGCTTCCGTGATAGGCAGCTCGTCGACATCGTCCTCGTCCGTGGCGATGTGGAAGAACTTGAGCAGGAAGTATCTCTCGCCGTATGTCAGCGCGCTTCCAAGTCCCTTATCCCATCCGTTCTGTCCGAATGCGATAAATTCGTTCTCGTCACGCTCTCCAGTGTCGACGTCTATCCATGTGAAGCGCATCTTCAGCGCTGTGAACATCTCCGACTTGTGTCCGTAGGCAGTGGCGTAATCTATCCGCTCGTGCGACTCTTCCACAATCTCCTGCTTCAAGATGATTCCCAGCTGGTCCATTTTCGGGCGCAGATACCCCAGCAGTTTAGATCCAGAAACGAACCTGTACGAATTCCTGTCACCTCCTCCGTTGGCGTTGGGAAGCAGGGCCCTGACTGTCCTCTGAAGCTCCAGAATCTTCCGGTAGACTCCAGTTTGCGTCTTTGAGTTTGTTTTGTTTTCCATACTTGTTTTTTCGTTTGAAATTAGAGCCCCTGAAAGGTGTCACCCCCGCAAGGGCTTGACGGATCCGCCGGCTGAAAACTAATGCTAAAACCATTATAACCACAATATTACACACTTGCCCAGCGTCTCCGTGCCCGCGCATCGCTGCGAAGGTCTTTGTTATTATGTCAACAATGATAATTTCCCGTTGTCGCGTCATTGCAGGCTGTCGCGCTGCATTCGTTCACGAGCATCCTCCTGCTGTTAGGTAGCGCCACGATCATGTAGCCGAACCCTAGCGTGTCGTAACATACGACCCTGCCGCTCGCCGTGCCGTTTGCTGTTTTCCATACGACCTTATCGTTAATCTCGAACTTGTGCATGTGACCTCCTTCATTGTAGCCCTGCCCTGGACATTTCTCGATGGTACTGGTGACGCATCATGCCGCCGGCGATGTCTCGCGCCTCCTCGGTGTCGAAAGAGGCCAAAAACGCCTCGTTGAAATCCGCCACCTGCATGTGTCTTGCTTCCGCAAGTCTACGTGCGTCCGCCGCTGTTATCTTCCCGTCCATGGTTCAGTTCTTTTCCTTCATTATCAGCCGCGCTTGTTCCCTTTCCGCTGCCTTCAGGCAGTCAAGCTGGTGGCGGCTGTAGACCTTCTTGTTACCTATCCTCGCGAACACCGCAAGCCCTGCGTCTCTCATCCGGTTGAGCCAGCGGGTGCCGTAGGCCTTCTGCGCCTCGTTCTCGCTGAGCTCGTCGTCGACCGGCTTCATTTTCTTTATGATGGCGCCGGCGATGAGTTCGCTCACCTGTGCATAATCGCGCGATAATATCTCTATGCTGCTCATGATATACGTGTTACTTGATATTTGCCGCTAGGCAATGTCTTCACCTTGTAGCGCACGCGCTTGTTGTCCATGCGCAGTTTCGAGCACGCGCACAGCAGCGACGTGTACTTGATTTGTTCAGGCTTAAAGACGAAGATCTCACCGACGCCCAAAGTCTTGATTGTTCCTAATACGCTGATTTTCCCTTCCATTTTTTCTCGTTTTGTTTCAATTATCAGAGGAAGACGGAGGTCTCGAACCTCCCACGCTGCCGGTCTGTTTTCGCTGTCAGCCGTCGAGCGCCACGCCACCCGTGGAAGTCTCCCTGCCAACCCTGTAAAGGATTATCCAGTGCCAGTCAGGGCGGCGTCCGTTCTGCGGATCGCCGGAGTCTTTATGTGTTGTTTAATCCACGCATCCCTGCGTCTTTGCCGGCGGGCATGGATTCGAACCATGCTGCAATCCCAGGCTTTCCCCTGACATTGCTGTCAGGCTATATGCTTCGAGGTGCGTCCCAATATCCTCGTTTTACCGCCGTTGTCCGCCTGCACGTGCCTGCTATGAGTGCAGGCGGTTGCTAGTTATGTTAGAGTAACCCTCACTTGCCCTCGCGGGTTCGTTTTGAGTCATTGTCGTCTATCGTCGCCGCAGTCCATATTCCGACACATACGGCGCATGCAAGGAATCTGGCCATGCCGCAATGGTAGCTTCCGAAGAACAGGTAGCCGGCTCCGGCAGCCAGTATCACCCAGCCGATGGCGTGGCGTGCTATCCTGTCAATATCCCATTCGCGTCTAGTTCTCATTGTTCACCTCCTCCTGTATTGTTATGTTATAGATAGCGTTCAGTTCGTCGTTTATTTCGTGCTGCCGCTCGTTGAGCGCGTCAACTATATCCCAATCCTCGACCTTGCGCGCTTCCTGAATCTTTGTCCTATTAGCGTTGAATTCAGTCATCAGTTTCTTAATCGTTGCTTCTAATTCATCGTGTGTCATATTGCTTGTTTTTTGGTTTATCTGACGATGGCCATAGGTACGCAGAGGTGTGCTGAGTACAATGGCTTTTCCCAGTAAGAGAACCTGCCGGAGTCGCTGGCTACTCTGCCGTAATTGTAGTAGCAGCCTTCTGCTCTTGAGCAGCTCCATGCTGTCGCGGTCATGTCGCGTCCCCAGTTGTTCATGTTCTGGAGCAGGTCCGCGTCCTCGATTGTCGAGGCTAGTGCGTCAATCTCTTTCTTATGATTCTGGAACTCCATGGCAGCCAGCAGGGTAGGAAGATTGAAGTCTCCGTATCTTTCAGACTTAAACCGGCGGACGAATTTCGCGGCGGGGCTTCCAAGTTTCAGAAGCTCGCCGGTCGCGCTGTGGCTGTTCTTGACGCGGATGGCTTCCTCTGTGCTCTCGCACCTCGCGCTCCAATTCCTTTCCTCATTGCTTCCAAGCATTTCGTGTACTTCGTACTTCGGATAGATGAGGACCTTCTGGCCATTCTGAAGTTCTATCTCGATTCCCTCGATGCTTTCGAGGCGGTTCTGGCCCTCGCATCCTTTCTTGTAAATGATTCTAGCAGTTGTCATATCGTTTGTCTTTTATTTACTTTTTGTTACCTTTGCCCGTAGTGGGTTGGTTTCTGAATACAAAGGTAAAGAAACTTAATTTGATATGCAAGGATATTAACTAAAAAATTAAGAATATTAACTCAAAGCGAAGATGGACATCAAGGAATTTTTATATAGGAACAAACTAAAACAGGTTGATTTAGCGAAGTATCTCGGTGTTACAGAGGCGTTTATATCTAGAATGGTCAAGGGTTTATGCAATCCTTCAAAGGAAAATCTGACCAAAATACTCAACAACCCTCATGGATGGGATACCTCGATGTTGATTGACGGCGGTATTTACGCAGGCAACAACAACGCCGGCGATGTAAATGTCCAGATAGGTCATAATAGGGTTAACGCCTGCAAGAAAGATAGCGACGAGGCTACGCAAATAGCGGTGCTTGAAAAGGAAAATGAAATGCTGCGAGAGCAACTTGAGTTCATGAAAACCCTTCTTAACTCGCAGAAAAAATAACACTAAAATCATTAATTATGGACGAATCAGATCATGACCAAGACACGAAGTCTGGTATCAAGCGCAACGCGCGCCGTAGCGCATTATGCGACGAAAGTGTAGTGAAAATCTTTAGCGACATGCTGGAGCGGTCGGACGCAAGAATCGACAGGACAAACAGCATCATTGAGGAACTTACAAAGGCTTGCAAGTCGGTGGAGACCGCATACACCTCACACGTAAGCTCTCTGCAATCTTCGCGCGACACGTCGCAGAAGAACAATGCTAAACTTGTATCTCTTCTTGATAGGCTGACAAGTTCCTTCGCGAAGGAAAGCGAGGATAAACAGCGCAGAATTGAGATGCTGGAGGCGGACAAGCTCGCCCTGAAGGAGCAGCTCCACAGCGCGACCGACAAGTATTGGAAATTACAGGAAGACTACCGCCGGCTGGCGGAGAGCTTGACGAATCGCGGCACATACACTATCGGCTGCCATAATGGCGGATCTGTGGACTCGAATATAAATTATTAAT